CCCGACTAATCAACTCATTCGAAAAACATAATCCAGGCATTAACCCCCGCTTCTTTAACCAGAAAATAGAACAAAAGGCACCCGAAAAGAAGATACCTTCTACACACGCAAACGCGACAAGACGTGTGGCAAAAGAAGACCGCTTATCATTGATCCACTTAATCGACCAGTCTGCCTTCTTTTTAATACACGGGAAATGGTTTAATGCCTGGAATAACTGTAGCTTTTCTTGTGGTTTTTTTACATATGTATCAATCAATAGACTATATACCTCCGAATGTATATTCTCCATTGCAATTTGGAACCCATAAAAGGCACGAGCCTCAGATAATTGTATTTCTGACATGAAACGCATGCCTAGATTCTCCACTACAATACCATCGGAAGCAGCAAAAAAAGCCAATATAATTTTTATAAAGTGCTGCTCTTCAGAGGTAAGTGTTTTCCATGAAGATAAATCTTTAGAGAGATCTATCTCTTCTGCCCTCCAAAAACAATCTACCGATTTTTTATACATTGACCAGATTGATTTGTCCTCAATGGGAAACATTACATACCGATTCTCGTTTTCTGCCAGAAGGGGTTCCAAACTCGTCTTTGACATACTAAATAGTATAAACTACTATTTTTATATTTGTTGAACCTACCATTTTATTAAAAATTGAATCATATATTACATTAATATTCATACTATACACACCATGTTTCGTCTTACAAAACTATATGCCCCCAAAGCCATCCCCTGTTTTCCTAAAATGTCCTCCTCCAACTGGTCCACCGAAGGCAATTGGTCCAGACCCAAAGTAGACGCATTGTCTTGGTCTGTAACCCCATATCCAACTAATATGACAACCACGCCATTACCGTCTCGTTCAACTCCATCCCATACTCTTATCAGCCCATCCACTAATACCTCCCGCATAGAATCGTACGATCAATGGTTTGAGCGCCGATTAAACGACAAAACGGATGATATGTTCCTATTATAAATTTATAATAACTATATTATTATATGTCTATTCAAAAATACCAGCAATTAAGTAAAGATTTTGAGACGAACGAATATTTAGAAGATGTGCTAGCCGAATACGAAACCTATTTCCAACATACATTAGACGAAGATGAAGCACTAATTGCAGCCTTTAATAATGTTTTTTCTTATTTAAAAACTCTGAAGCCACTATTGAAAGAACATAAATCACACCGAAAAAAGGAATTAAAATCCGTGATTGCCCAATTAGAGAGGTTAAAAAAAGAAGTAAAGGAGATTCGTCAAGTAATATAATAATATTATCTTATAGTATAATGGCTTCTCTACGAAAATACAAACGTCGTTCTATGCGTTATACTAAAGCTCGCAAATCTAAATCGTACCATAAACGCAACTATTCCATGAATAGTCGCCGAGGCAAACGAAGACGACGCCGTACACGACGGCGTAACTCCCGTAAAATGAGAGGTGGAGGGTGGTCTCAGTTTCAAACCAATGTACCTCGTTCTTCTGGTTACTCTCTAGGAGGCGAATTAACTCCTACTCTCTCTGCTTTAGCAAATCCGGCTCCCTTCTTTGGATACAAGAAATGCCATTAGATAGGGTCTCTATAGCTCTTATAGGTAATAATAATTACATATGTAACACACATTTACCCCCAAAAGGTTTATCGGTCACTTTTTTTTTACTCTTTATCACCTCGCCATCCTTTACTATCTGATATCCTTGTTTCTTATAATAGGATACCCTCTTTGCAGCCTGTCTTTGAAATACCGTATGCACATCTACCACATCGATAACTAATGGTTGACTATGTTTAGCTCGTAAAATTCTACCAATGGATTGTTCTACATCCGTTTTAGGGGTAGCCATAATCAATGTAGTAAGGGTTTTAATATCTAAGGCTTCTGCTGCCATGGAATAGGTAGCAATAATTATTTTTTTACCCTCCGACTCCTTTAATGCCTCCTTTTTCATTCCACCTACATAATACCCCACACTACCTAATCCTCTAAATTCAATTCCCTTGTACAAATAGGTAAGTAATGTCTTATAATGGCCTAGAATCATAATGTGTTGGTCTGGGTTTGTTTCCAGTGTTTCTTTTACTAACTGTATAATAAATTCACTCCGAAAACTAAACGTACACAATTTAGTCATCATTGGCGCATACGCTGTATTCCCTCTATAATCATAAATTACATTGTTAAATTCTGGATCACTCGTTGTAAATGTCCGGATATCTACCCTTACCGATTCATTTTTTTCAGCCTTTTCCTTATATATAACCGGACCTATAAACATTTTAAATACATTAGAGAGACCATCTTTACGGTTCATTGTGGCGCTAAGCCCCAAGGTATACTTGGTAACCACCGTAAATAGCGAGCGCACAAATACTTCGGCTGCGATATGGTGGACTTCATCTACAATCATGAGACCAAACTCATCAAATAGCGATTCTGGATATTCTTTCATGGAGAGGGATTGTAGCATACCAATGACAATGTCTTTATTTTCAATGTCTATTATTTGTCCCTGAATCCGTCCTATGGTTGCGGTAGGTAAGAACTGTTGAATTCTCTCCGTCCATTGGTCCAAAAGAAACCCTTTATGCACGATAATTAGCGTTTTCACTTTTAAAAGGGAGAGAATCTTTAACGCCATGACGGTTTTTCCGCGACCACACGGAATTTCTAATAATCCACCATCATTCCCTTGGATAATATTATTCATATAAGCAGAAATAATATTATCTTGATATTCTCTCAATTCACCCTGAAATAAGATATTAATCTCTTTAGGACTTTCTATCTTAGACTCTTCTGGGTCACCGAAATGCTCTATTCCGAAATACCTCGGGATATATAATTTTTGATGAGATTCACGATAAATAGGAAAGGAGACACTTTTGGTTTGAATACCTTTAGGAACTACGGGTGTCGCTTTTAAGGTGTCTCTGATAAAATGTTGATCCTCCAATGTTATATCCGATTTATATATCGAATACCCTTTTTTTCCTAAATAGGCCATATTATAATTTATAAAATTGTTTTAATATCAATTTTATGAAAAGAAAATATTATTATAAAATATAAGATGAACTGGAAAATAGTAAAACAACACGAAATGCTTCTTGGCGGGCTATTTATATGCTTTATTGTATTTGATATACCAATTCCTAAGGAATTAGGTATAGCTATAAATTCCCTCGTCGGAAATATAGTTGTCCTGGTGTGTGCCTTATATCTGTTTGTTCATGTGCATCCTGCAGTAGGAATTTTAGGATTATACGCTGCATATGAATTATTACGACAAGTGAATTCAGGAATCTCTCCCATACCGAATAATGCTACCTTAGAAAATCGCAAAGATTTTGACAAGCTAGCAGAGAACCAGTTTCCAGTTACCCTAGAAGAGGAAATCGTTAAAAAACGAATTCCTGAAGTCAATACTAGTACCTATACCAGCGGAGCATCGTATAAACCCGTACTAGAAGACGACCATCAATCATCTTTTATTTGAATGTAGCAGTTTTGATAATAGGAATATAAGAACCATTCCACTTATTGCTCCAACAATAATATGTTCAGTCGGTATGCCTAATTTAATACCTGTTAGGTTTCCAATGTCTGGTAAGGTCCGTTCCGTCGGTACTGGTATTTCTTTCCCAGAATGGTCGGTTGGTTGACATTCTATATATATTTCGCCACCTGGTGAACCATCTGTCGCCCCGTTTTTATTATAATACAATGTTGGACAATTAGTTGTACATGGGGTAATATTATGAGGTTTTAATATATTTCGGAGAGCAGCTATAGAGGTAGCCGATACTATAATAGGTGCGGTATATATGATATAATCACACTGCTGGCAATTATCAAAAAATAGTTGGGAACTATATGAAAAAAACGGAACGCCTAATTTAATCGTATCCGATAAATTATATTCTAATCCACTAGGATTAACACTCTCATTTTTCAAGAGAATCTGGTCTAAATATTTAGGGTCTATTACATTGGCCAGAGAAGTATTGGATGAACCTAAGCCATTTATAGGAATACATACGGCCATCATGCCTCCATTTCCTTTATGAACGACGATTAGTTCTGCGTCATAGGTGGTGCCATTAAAAGTATGCACCGATGGAGAAAATATATACGGATTAATATGACTATCTACCTTGCTATTATTATAAATTACTTTATCCGTATTATAATCTCCTAAACTAAGGTACGTTCCTTTATTAGTTAATACTACTTGAGAAGGGTTGTATTTAAACTGGTAGGTGCATTTAAGCTCACAATGTTTTTTTGTTAGTGAGTCATTAATATCGATAGGTGCCCTATTGTGTTTACACGCCATTTCTATATAAATAAAAAATATATTTTATTTATATGAATATACATGATAAAATATATGAACACAAAGACCTAATTTATGAATTAGCCGAAGATATTAGACGACAATTAGACCCTACTATAGAGATTACGGATGAAATTATAACCATTATTTTAACCATTATCTTAATGAGTTTTCCAGGCGTAAAGACCCCTAAAGACCTTAATACCATGGTAATAAGACATTTTGATAAAAATAAAAAAATAAATGACCTATACAAAATAAGCAATATGCGCCCATATAAGATTAAGGTTGAACCTCCCGTAATGAGTCTTGGCGATTATTTTCTTCTAATGAAAGAGCAATTAGAAAATAATCGTGATGGTCCAAAGATTATATCGTTTGATTCCGAAGCCTTTATACATAAAATATCTAAATAGATATATATGGAACGACCGCCTCTATTAAGCTTACCCCTAATGGCTCACGCTATTCCTCTTGCCCAACTCCCAACCTTAATGCTACCCCCTTCACACGTATGTAACGATTGTTATGCACCCTTTATCAGAAAGGAGCAACATAAAGGCTCCTCTGCATATTTTAGATGCGGCGATTGCCAATCCCACATGCTACAACACGCTATTGTGGGTAGTTGCACTATACATTAAATATGTTTTTTCTCAAAATTATCATACCTGTTCTTAAACTGTGTAAACCTATATATGATTGGGTTTAATGAAATATTTATATTTGGGGGATACGTTTCATAATATATTTTTAATAACTCTATACCAGGCAATATACTATTTATAAACCGCACATTATGATCTATACACTGTTTTAGTATAGCATATTTTGCATGCGTATTTGGTACCACCGTTATATACTTTTGTATCTTATCTAACAGTGGTATATAGCCATTTCCCATTTCTATACTCATATATTCCTGGATTATATATCGATTTTGACCAAACACCGCCCTCGTGAATGGCCGCAACCATTCTGGCTTATCATCAATATATATTTTATTATCCCATATACATAACTGATCCCCTGTAGTAAGATACTGTAACTCACGAAACTTATTTTTATAAAAGGTGTATTCTAATAATAATTCCGTTATATCCAACTCTATAATAGAACTGTTCAATATAACCGAATGCATCATTATAGTACTATAGTAAAAAATTGAAAACTATTTTCTAATATATTTCAGAGATAACAATGCCCTCCTCTATGACTAGCCCCTCACCTACAAGTCCTATCATACGCGCCGTAGCAGAACAGTTTGTCGCATCCGTGATTCGGTTAGACCCTCCGTCGGTACCCACCCAGTCGGTAACCACTCAGTCGGTAACCACTAGTGCAACTAACCAGTTAGGCTCCGGGCAAGATTTCGTGACTCATGGAAAGATAAAAGGCAAGTTTGATTATTTGGTTGTGGCTGACGGTCATGGCAGAGGAAAGATTACGGCTATGTTGTCAAGCCCAACCTTTGATTGGGACAAGATAGTCATGAATGATACGGGACAAACCATATTAGCCGCGATCAATAAAGAGATACTATTAAATGTTTTGGATACCTATCATGATGGTTCCACTCTCACGATTGTTAAAATATTTCCTACTGAAATAGTCGCGTATTGGATGGGCGATTCGCAAGCACAGATTAAGATTAATGATAAGCATTATAAAACCAAGAATGATAATGCTTCCTCTTTTACAAAAGAGATTGAAGAGGGGACGATATCGGTCGCAAAACCACATTGGTCCCAGCATATTTTAAACGATACAGATGTAACGGTTATAGAAGCATATTACTTTGAATTAACAAACGGTGAAAAGTTAGCGATGCTACGAGCATTAGGACACGAATTTCACACCATTCAAACAATGAATGAAATGACCGTTCCAATTGCCTTAGACGACGAGGTCAGCATTTTGGTGGCAACCGATGGATTATGGGACGTGGTCTATGAGCCGGATTTGCTTAGCAAGTTTCCCGAGTATGATGCGATGGATTTCACTAAACTGGCATCTGATAGATGGTTCCAGGAGTGGAATTATATTGTGCCGTCCATATTTAAAGACGCAAATGGAAACACCTATCCTACTGAAAAAACGAAATTAGATAGCGCGGATGATGTTGGGGTGGTGGTGTATAAACGATAAACGCGTCCTCCTAGAGGTGTTTTAGGGAAATGTTTTAGAGTCAAGAGGCTAAATTATATATTTTTTATAGATAAGGAATATACCGAATAGTATTATTCTCATATACGGTGGCTTTAAATGCGTCATTATATCCTTCTACATACACGGTATCTCCATTATAAATATTATCACAACCGTATTCATTCGTGCAACTTTTTCCTCTGTTAGATACGGGTAGTTTAACACTATTATTAGTGTCGCTCATTGTATAAAACTGCCATTTATCGCGGTTGGCAATGAGCGTCCGTCCCATCAGTGGTAATATCATTTCTTTACCATTTAACCTTGTAAGAATGCCGATTTGTTTGTATGAAGCGGTTGCTCCTCCTTGCGTCGCTATATTAACGGGAATTCCTAAAGCATCTTGCTGTAGATATTGATTTGGGCGCACGGGTGGCATAAATGGATTTAATAAAACCGAATCCTGATAGGGGAGTCTTTGATGTCCGTGTAGGTGCGGGGGTTGCATCGATGGAGCGCGTCTCTCTACTGGTGCATTATAATTTTGTTTAGATAAGTGTGTGATGATAGTATTATACAAATATAGAAAAACAGCGAACAGTAGAATGATTATCAAACAAATATTTACATTATCTATACAAATTACTCCTGGTGGGCAGTTTTTTACCATATATACATTACTATACTTTTAAAATTTGGACACTAAAACCTCGTCCAGATGAGTTTTTGGTAGAATGCTTTATCATTCCTGGGATTTTCTTTTAAACGGTGCGGTAACCGACTCAGCCATATCCATCATCTGTTTCATATGCTTCGTGTCTATATTGGAGAGCATGTTTTGAGCTTGATCCATGATAGGCATCATTTTGGTCATTGTATCGCGTAGGTTTTTTTGGTTTTTTGCTAAATCTTCTGTGCGCTTGGTCATTTCACTAATCCCTAAATCATCTACATCATCCGGTAAGTTGTTATAAAAATCTTGTTCCGTCTTTTCATCGTCTTTAATCCATTTGGGGTGTAAGGTGGTCATTGCTGCTTTTGCGCTACAGGTTCCCTTCTTAACAGACCCAGACCACGCACACCCATCTATATTATCGCATGTATCATTATTGTGTGAGGCACAAGATGATGATTCCTTTGATTTAGTCGGATCTGGGGGTGGTACCTTTGGCGCCGGAGAGTTTACATGAGGCTTATTGGGTCCAGTGACAGGCTTGTCGGCTAGACCTTCCCTAACATTTTGTCGTAACACAATAAATACCGCGGTAAATATAATAGGCGCCAGTAATATGATTATCATATTCTTGCTAAAGTATTGGGTTAAAAATCCCACTAGAGCAAATAATATCACGGCCTCGTAATTTTGATGGGTCATGTATCCTAAAACATTCATTACCGCAATAAATAATACTCCATATAACACATAGGTATTTTTTAACATATTTTTCAGCACTTTTTTTACATTCATATGAATATAGAGAAGAAAAAAATATGATAAAGATTATATATAACTTAATATATACATGTTATCAGAGGATGAACTAGTAAATAACGACCATGTTATTGGCGTCGCTACCTTATGGAATAACCATATTTATGGTGATGCAGATAGTAATAATACGATGCTAGAAACTAACTGGTTTCTTTATGATACCCTAACTCTTGACGAATTTTATGACGACTTTTATAGCGAAGAGTATAGTTGGCTACAGTATTATACTACTATTATGACCGAATATGTTTTTCTATATAATCGCTATTTAAACTCTGTTATAAGAAACTTTATTCCAATCATCTCTAATCCTCAATTAGATATTCTAAAAATAGAATATTTGAATAGTCATCATATAATAGTTATTAAAAAAACAATATGGTTAAAAATAATACAGCGGCTATGGAAAAAACTCTATAAAAAACGATTACAACAACGTAACCTTCATGGTTTATTTCGTCGCCAATTAGTAGGAAAATAAGTTCCTCTTATCCCTATTTGGACCCCTTCCTGCGTTTGCTGGATTTAGATTTTTGTCTTCGGTAGCGCGTCGCACTTTTGGTAGATTTTCTTTTGGCCGATTTTCTTTTTCTGAGTCTACTTTTACGCGATTTGGTGTATACATATCCACCTTTCATTATAATAACTACATAGATTTTATTTTATTTGGGAGGAGTGAAATTTGGTCATTTACGACTTCTACAGGCACCCATTTCTTAAACCTGGTATTATATATACATTTCATTACTACTTGCTTCTTGGTATCTACATATTTATCCTCCTCTATAATCTCAAACTCATCATCGCTTTCTTGTATTGCATCTAAATTACTATTCTCTTTAATGTTTCGGAATATAGTATTTAAATATACGCTCGTTTTATACGACGGCACCAGTGCGCTATCGAAATAAGCTAATTTATTCTCTGCTAATCCAAATAAATTATAAATATCACTATGAATATCCGCTGTAACCATAAAATTACCATAATTGGTTTTATTATATTTCATAATAAAACTATTTTTATTATTAAATTTGCTTAATCCTATACCATACACCTTATATGGTATATTTTTTCCGATGAATTCACTATACGTGTCGGAAAACACCGGCATACACAGTATTTTATGTGCCGTACTATACGATAGTTGTTTTATTTGATTAAATACTTTTGCTAAAAGAGTTAATTTGTCTAGATTATTTTTATAAGATATATTTTCATGCTTATAATAATATATATTTTCGGTTACGAAAAATTTATTAGAAACCATAGTGCCATATAAAATCGTACCGTATAATTGTTCATCAAAACACACTACTTCTTTTTTAGTACTGATAATTTTACGATGGCTTACTTCCAAAAATAAACATACATAATCATTGTCCCTGTACGTAAACCATACATAATATTTCGGTCCGTATGGAATAGCATAATAATAATCGGACAAAATAGGAGTAGTAGTCGTTTGATATTGCACTTTTATATTTGGAAATGTATTCATATATATTCTCGTTAGATGTGTTTAAGTTTTATTAACTATAAACTCCTTTAAGGAGTCTTCCATATTTTGTTCCTCATATGGCGGCAACTTATCGAGGCTGGTTGTATCTGTCGTCACTTCTTGTGAGGGTATATGATGAGCCGGTACTATAGGCGGGGGGACATCCGCCTCTATGGATGGACTCGGTTGTATCGGCTCGGGTCTCTCTTTATGTGCGGATTCTAATACATTTAATATTTTTTTATAAGAGGCATCGTAGTGATGTATTTTCGGCTGGTTTAAATGATCATTAAAATGTTCCAATATAAAATGCCCTAAAGTAACTACTAATATCGCTAATATAAATACTTTTATGCACCACCCCAACATATTAAATATAATTATTATTTATTAATACATACTAACGTATCTTTTATTAGAGGTAGGCATGTATCAATAGTATCGGTCTCAAAATATATATTATATATAACATCATTACTATACAAAATAACTAACTTCAACGCGCTAGATATAACATAACTATATGTTTGCACCTCGTGTTTAATATGATCGAATGGTATACGGTATACCTTTGTTTTGGTATAAGTGCTAGTATCCTTTATAAAATGTTCCTTGTTAATAGTATAGTCTTCTATACTATTATCTGTAACTACCCTTTTATAATCTGACTCATATATACCTGTAGAGGAATATAATAGTATAGTATTACGAATATGAGGCCTAGTAAGGTGTTTAGTCTCTATATGTTTAGGTATAGTTTTAAAATATAATTTCATATATGTGTTATTGTAAAACCATTTAAACCGTTTATATTATTTTAATATAAATGGTACTAGCAGTAATCGTAGATAAAACGGGCAAGCGTACTAGTGCTATGGTAGACAGTGTGGATGAGTTATATAAGAAGTGTGGTTATAAAAAAATGGATGGATTTGAGGAGAGGCATTCATGGTCTATGAAAGTCGATGGATCTAAATGCGTGGTATCGGTGTATGCTCGCAATAGTGGAAAGGCTGGAATGGAAAATAAGTATGAACTCCCCCCGCCGGTAGACAATGATTTATATTTTGGAAAGATAGGAATTGTATTAAAGCGGGAGGGAAAAGTAGACGATTTAAGTGTAGCAGATTGGGAAGAAATCTATAATAAATTATATGGTGGATTTGAGGATTTGAGTAAATTAGTAAAGGAAGATGACGAAGAGGAGGATGAATTGGAGGAGTATCCGGAGGAGATGAAAACCGCGGATGGATATTTAAAGGATGATTTTGTGGTGAGTGATGATGAATTAGAGGAGGAGGCGTATGTGTTTTCGGATGAGGAGGAGGAGAACCTATGATAAAATATGGTATATGTTTGTACCTATCACAGATGTTTATATAAA